TGGTGCGCCACATCCTCCGCCGAATTGCCGAAGTAGGACGGCCCGTAAGTGTCCGCCGCGCGTTCCACGATCCACCGCATTGCGCGGCGCTGCTGATCCTCGGTTGCGGTCCCGTTGGCTACCGAGCGAACGGCATGGATATCCGCTAGGTCCCACTCGGGAGGCGACCACGATGTTACCGGGCGCTTCGCCACGTCAGGCCATCATCCCGGCGTCCTGCGCCTGCTGCGCCGCCCCAGCGAAACCCTTGCCTGCCTGCCCGAGCGTATTGGCGATATCGGCGGACTGCTGCATACCCGCGAGCAGCTGTTGCCGCTGCGCCTCTTGCGCCTGCGCCTGCGCCATCGCCGCAATCTTCGCCGGATCGTTGATCCACTCCATAGGCGTGCGGTTGCCTTCCAGCGCGTCGCGGAACGCCCCGGACCAATCCACGACATGCGCGGCATCCGGCGCCACGTCCGCCACCTGCGCCAAAAGCTGCTTGGCGTTCAGAAGCTTGGCGCCCTTTTGGCTGTCAATGATTTCAGTGAGCGGGCTTTCAAACCGGAAGCGGATTTCCTGGCCGCGCAGGCTCGGCGGCATGTCGGCGAAAGACCCGAACAGGCCATTGTGCAAGCCCAGGTCAAAGACCTCATCGCAGAGCGCGCCGTTGTAGTCCTGTTCCATCGGCTCAAAGAGCGGCAGCGCCTGCCGCACATACTCTTGCACCCGCTGCCCGACCTCGAAGGCGGTCATTTGCGGATTGTCCGAGAGCGACGGCCCCGTCAGCTTGTTGAGGTAGAAGGCCCGCGCGATCATGTCCCGCACGTCGTTGCGGATATCCATGCCGATGGGCATACCCGCGCGGTCCTGAGTGAGCGGACGCAGCGCAGCGCCGAGCCGCTCATCGTATTCCATGTCCACCCAGGTGATGCCGCCCGCGAACACCTGCACATCCGACCGCACGGCATCCCGCACCGCCACAAGCGGCGGATTGGTGAACCGCTCGCCCGCCTCAAGGATTGTCAGCGTCATGGCCTGGATAAGCCGCGCATCCGGCAGCGCCGCCACAGTGGCCGGGCTGTAGGCATACTGCGACCCGCTCACCGTCTGCCAGCGCGGAATCACATACTGCTTACCGCGCGACGGCTGCTCTTCCACGATTTCCGCGGCATCCGTCTCGACCACGACAGAGACCCACGGCAGCTTAGACCGCTGGATTGTGAGGCTGTCATAGTTGCCGGCCGCCATCACCACATGGCGAAACTCGACCTCGGCAAACGGTTCCTTCTCCGCCTTCTCGACCGTCTTTGCGGAGACCCGCCCAGGGAACATCTGCGCCGCGTCCCGCGCGAACATCTTCCACTTGCGGTGAACCTCGTTGACCTCGCCCTCGGCATCTTCCACCCACGCCACATCGCGCAGATGCCATGTGCGGAACAGGAAGCCGTCGCGCGCCCGGTTGAGGTTCACCGTCAGACAGGCTTGCCCGAATGCGGCGAAGTCGTGATCGCCCTGCTTGGCGCTGCGAACGAATTGCGTGCGCCGATCATACATGGCCCGGCGCTGCGCCTGCGTCGCGCGCTCAAGCCACTTTTTCCCCTCGGTATCGACGCGATCCTGCCGCGTCGTCTCACAGAAAAACCACTCTTTCTCTTTCGGCCGCAGCATCGAGCCCAGCCCGTCCCCAAGCTCGCGCCGCGCCAGTAGCGGAAACGAAGTCGTGAGCGCGTCCGCGAACGTGTTCCCGATGCTGCGCACCGTCGTAAAATCCGCACGCTCGACGTAGAATTGATTGGCGATCTCCTGCCAGAGAGTGACGATGGGCTGGCGCTTGTCGAATAGCGCGTTCCCCCGGTCAATCAGCGACTTCGCGTTAGAATCCATCGCTAATGTCATCCTCCGGGAAATCGCGCGCGACCAGCCAGGCCCCGAACCCGGCCGCTATCGCGACCAGCAGGAGCAAGCCGACCACGATTGCGACGAGGCAGAGCATCAGGAGCCCAGCTTGTCGGTTGTGCCGATCTGCGACAGGACAGTCGAAAGCCGCCCGCTGCGCTCCATCGACGCGGCAGCCGCCTTCTTCTGCGACCGCTGAATGGCCGCCTCATTCATGACCGGCATCAGCGGCGTCGGAGCCGGTGCCGGGGGAGTAGAATTGCCGCCGCCCATATTCAGCGCCTCCGCTTTTCCATGTGGCCCATGACAACGCGCGGCAGCCCATTGCCGAGCGCCACAAGCCCCTGTTCATCCGGCGAATACCCATCCGCCAGCATTGCCCGCCGACGTTCCGCCGCCCGGTTGCCCTCACTTAGCGCCATGACCACCGCGTCGCCGCGGCCAGGAGACCGCCCCAGCCGCTTGCGGATGTCGTCCTTGCTCTCAAGCAGGATGCCGCGCGTCGTGACTTCAAACGTCGGCGCCGTCAGATCGGCCACTAGAATGGGGTCGGGAGGCAGCGCGATCACCGAGCCGCCTTCCTGGTCCGGGTCTAGCTCTTCGCGGAATTTCCACCACGCTTCCGCCCGCTTGTTGGCGAAGCGCAGTGTCCCGTCCTTGGTCATGCGCGTTGATGTTGCCGCGCCGTTGAAGTTGACGAAAGGAATCCCGTTGTCGCGAAACCGCAGCGTCACCGCGCCGCCGTAGCCGCCGCCGACATCCACCACCACCGGACAATTGTTGCTCCGGTGCGCAGTGACAGTCGCCGCCGTCTTTGAGCCGTCCGCCGTTTCCTCGCCCTGGGCGGAAACCATCTCCGCATACCAACCGCCATGTCGCCGCGCGATTTCGGCGCTATCCCGTCCGCCGCCGGCAGGATCGAGCGCCATTGCCGTCATCGGCTCCCGCTTGCCGCCTGTTGGCGTCCAACGAGATTGCGCCGCCATGACCCACGCGGAGGGGATCACCTGCCGATCCGCGTCAGACCTGGCAGCCATGAAGTTGCCGTCGCGCACCGCCGACCGGATAGGCTCAGGCAGCGCATCGAGGGTGGCCTGATATCCCGTTTTGACCAGATAGGGATTGTCCGAGAGCCGCGCCGGGATGAAGGTTCGCGACTTCGGGATGAACACGTCGCCGTCACGCTGGATCGGCTCAGGCCCCGAGACTTCCTGGTCTTTGCCGTCTTTGCCGGTGACGAACCAGCGCAACTCCCCGTGCTTCGCCGGCTTGGGATGCGTCACATCCAGCCACGGGCGGAACATGCCCACAACCCACTGGCCCGCCGCATCAAGGGGCGGGTTGCTGGCCAGCACCGACCGGCATCGTTGCCCTTCCTCGGTTGTGCGCACCCACCCCATAAGAAAGCGAATCTGGCTTTCGAGGAATTGGACCGCCTCGTCTGCGGCGAATAGATCATGCGCCCGCCCCTGCCACGCTTGCTCATCGCCTGATCGGACGGCCGCGCCGAACTCGATCAAGCGACCATCGACCGTGCGGAGTTTCGGAGGCGGCGAATTATTGAACCCGTCGCGCGTGCCGTTGAACTGCACCGCTTCCTCAGTCAGCGCCGAGAGATCGGTATAGCGGCGCCGCATGACGAGGGAGCGTTGATGCGACGTGAGCGCGAGGCCGAGGATAAGCGAGCTTTTGCCCCCGCCGCCCTGCCCGCCATACAGCAGCAGATCGGCCGGGCAGAAGTAGGCTTGCGTTTGCGGCCCGACATTCGGCAGCCACGCGAGCCCCGCCGTCGCCTTCACCGCCTCGCGCTCTATCTCCGCGCGCGCTTTCGCCGGGAGACCGGCTAGGCGCGCAACGAGATCGTCGAGGGACAGGCTTAGGCTGCCTTCTGGTAGCCGACCGAGAACCACGTCCCGGCCGCGGTGCAGATGAAGGTGCCGCGCCGCGCATTGGTGATCGTCGCCGTCGTGGTGCCGTCGATGGCCGCGCCGCTGTCAGCAACCGCCGGATACACCGTGAGCGCCTGAGCGCCGTCATTGATGACATGCACGATCATCCCGGCCTTGCTCACCGGCAGCGCCACGCCCGTCGAGGCCGCCACCGTCGAGCAGCGGTTGACCTTCTTCGTCAGCTGGAGCGCGCCGGCCTGCGTCGAGCCCGTGGCTGTCAGACCGTCCGCCACATCTTCCAGCACGCCCTGGAAGCCGTCGCCCCCGAGCCAGAAGTCGCCATTCGCGGCGAGGCCCTTGAACAGGCCCATGACGCGACCGTGCAGCGAGACGAACGTCGAGGAGAGCATAACCATGGGGTATCCCCTTGCTGATTGCTGTTGCTTTGGGAGCGCGGCTCACTCAGCCGCCGCGCCGGCTTTTTGGTGGCGATTTTTGCGTTTGTTGCGCCGTATCGCCATTTCGCGCAACATTGCCTGTATCCGCGCGCTGGCGCTTTGAAACAGAATTGCGCGTTAGGCCCAGAGGCAGAGAACCGGCTGGCCCGCCGTGCCGATCACCTTGATCGCGTTCGCCGGCACGAACTCGCTGAATTCAATGCAGTTGTTCGGACCCGTCGCATTGATGGGCGAGAGCGTGACGCACGCCGCGCCCCCGGCCGCAGCCGTTCCGCCGGTCATGTTGACCGTGCAATTCGCGGTGCCCGTGTTCTGGATCAGCAGATACGAGCGGCCAGGCTGCGCCGCGAGCAGCGTTTCGGACGATCCCGACAGCGACGTGATCGACGCATCTTTGAGCAAACCGCCGTTTTCAGCCATTATCGTCTCCCATTTTCGCGGCGCCCTGCGCCAAGAGGAACGCGACACGCCGCGCCATATCGACGGGGTTGCCCGTTTCCTCGGTTTTGATCGCCCCGCCGTCGCCGCCAGTGAGCGCCACCCGCTCGCCAAAAAGGCCGGGCAGCATTTTGGACAGGAGCCATTTGCGCGTATCAATGCGGAGCCGCGACCGCTGCACATGCTCCGCATCGAACGCTTTGACAACGCGGCCCTTTTCCGTCTCGCGCTCCGTCCAATCGTTCGAACCATCGTCGGCAATGTCGATGGTTTCCTCGGCCATCTCCTGCCAACCAAGCTCGCGCGCACGCATATAGCGTTCGGCAAACCCGTCGCGATCACTCACAACCCACTCGCGGACTGTTGGCGCCGGTGGCATCCCTTCGTCGCGGCAGATTTGCCGCAGAGCTTCCCCG